TTACTATAACAGCTGGTAAAACTATTAATTTAGATATAGCTGGTGATGCAAAATTATTAGCAGCACAAGATGTTAGTATTGGCGTTAACACTTTAGTTATATCCCTTGATACGACCGAATATCCTAATGTTACAACTGATATTGATATAGCCACGCAGCCCGCTGGGGCCGCGCATGTAGAGGGTGTAGATGGTGATACTAAAATACACATTTTATTTACACCAAGCATGGTTGCTAATGTTTCTAAAAACATAGCTCAGATAAAATTAACAGCTAGTAGTGGTTATTATTTTTTATCGCAACCTACTTTAAGTTTTACTAGATTATTTGAACCGCAAACTCCTAATCTAAGTTTAAAAGTAAATAGCGTAACAAGAAATAGTGACAGTAAAATAACAGAATACATTATGGATGTGTTTTTTATTTCTGATACAAATATACCACATCCTTCAGCGAGTTCAATAAGCGCTAATCATACAGCTGCTTTTATAAATGCTTCAGTTGTAAAAGCAATAACTAGTACTAACTTAATAAAAAATATTGTATATGGTTCAAATCAAGTTTCAGATAAAGGAGATCGTAGAAATATAAAAGTATATGGTGACGTTGGCTCGCAATTTGATTTAACAATAACAAAAAATAGTGACAATACATCTATAATGAGTACTGATGCTAGTATATCTAATGCTGATGTTTTTCATCCAACAATTGGTATTATAAAAGGTCATTCAGCAACAATACCCAATAAAGGTTTTATTTCAGTAATACAGCAATTTCCAGCTGGTACGGACACTTACTCAATTAAAGTTCAACCAAAAGGATCAACTACAATATTATCAACGCTATCTCCTGATATAACGATTAGTCAACTTGCTGATATAACTTTACTTCTAACAGCTTCCGCTGGTAGTAATTATACAATAACTACTAGCCCTACTATAAGATATGTAGGAAAAGCTAATCATACAATAGATCAATTAGGTGGTAGCAGAGTTGGCACGCAAGTCCCTGTTCGAACTTTTGATTTTACATATGTAGCAACTAAAGGCGGTGGAGGCACTAAGTTTAGTGCGCATGCTAACCCTTCTTGGTCTAGCACAGATGCTTCTGCTTCAAACTGGACTAACTCAGTTTCAGCTAACAATGGTGGCACTCAATTAGAAATGTATAATTTAAAAACAACAGTAAACGACGAAACAACCCCAACAGTAGCAACAATAACTGGTAGTGTTAGAATTGTAAAATTTGGTAACGCTAACGTTACAATGGACTTAACTACTAGTGATTTCTTAACAATAACATAATATGGCAAATACAACATTACAATTTCCTAGAAATAGCTATCCTTCACTTCAAGTTGGAGACGTTGGTTATTACGCCGTGCTAGAATCAAATACGCCGGCTGGCTTTCAAATAAATGATACACAAGAACAATTTGTTGAAATTGGTAAAGTTAAATCAATAGATCACACAACTTCTTTAACAGACGGTACATTAACAACAAGTATTACTTTTGATATGGCTGACAGTGTAACGCCACCTACTCCATCTAACTTTATATTTTTTTCTAAAGACAATGCTGTTAATTGTTCTTCTTTAGTTGGTTATTATGGCTTGGTGAGATTTAAAAATAGTTCTGACGAAAAAGCAGAGATGTATTCAGTAGCGTGTGAAGTGTCTGAAAGTAGTAAATAGTAATCAAAAAATGTAACTATAATATAGTAATAATTTAAAAGAATAATATGGACCCACTTACTTTAATAGGAGCA